CTGATAACTGAAAATGTATGTGTTGCCTTGGTCAACCAGTGCTTTCACAAACGGTTCAATGCGTGGGTGAATTGGAACAATCCTGTTTTTGCCGGATGCCGATTTGATACCGCCTGAAAAATACCCTTCTTTCAAATTCACCTGTTCAGTTTTCATTCCAAGTAATTCAGTCAATCGAAAACCTGTATAAAGGTATATCAGTACCGTATCAACCCAAGGTTCATCTTTTATTTTCCACAGGGATTCAACCTGTTGGTCAGTAAACGGTTCACGAGTTGTTTCAGGTATTGGTGGGGCAGTTGTTATTTGTGAATACATTTTATCTATCAGGTCAATTTCAAATGCAAAGCGGTCAAGGTGTCCGAACAGATTTTTAATCGCCCATTGTGTAGAATAGGCACAGCCGCAGTTGTCAATGCAGTCTTGCATCTGATATGATTTCAGATTCCTGTATTTCACACCATAGTATTTTGAACAGTGTTTGAACGCAGCTTGAAGTGATTGCCTGTTTGACTTTCCAAGTTTGGGTGCTTTCAGTTCCAACCAACGCTGATACAGGACTGCAAGCGTTATTTTTTCCCGGTCAATATCCCAAGGGTTATTGTTATATTCTGCAAGTAGTATGTTGGCTTTTTCTTCTGTTTCTGCATAACCAACAGGGACTTGTTTTGAACCGCCCTTGTCATCATATATGGTGACTTTGACAACCCAAGGGCGTGACCTGTTCCCCTTTAGCTTGGTTACACAACCGTAACCGTTTGGGTTTCTTCTTCCCATAGTTATTCATTCCTTTCTGATTGAAAAATTAAGGAATGAATGATATAATTAACTTTGCATAGTCCAAATCATTCATTCCTTTTGATTTGGTTATCACGAACCCTGACCGCTGCAACGGTTGGGGTTCATTTTTGTTCATTACAATTCAATGTTTGACGGTGCTGCAACACCATTGTTCTGTAAATCAATGAATTTTCTGTATTCCTTGGCAGTTCCCCAAAACACCAATACACCCTTATCATAGTTCACAACTAAATAATATTTTCCGATACCTGACTTTGATGTTTTGGCTGCCTGACCATTGTATTTCAGCATGAAATTCTTTTCATCCATAGCACTGAAAGAACTGATTCTGTTCAGTGGAAGTGTGACAGTCGTTTCAGGCTTTACCCTTTTGATTTCAAGTGTGTCACCCTTGACTTCCAGTGTGCAAGGATAATCAGCCGCAAATTCCTGAATACCTTCATAGTGCATGACCCTGATTGCATCATCTTTCTTTTTTCCAAACATATTTATACCTTCCTTTCTTGGTAACTGTATGTAACTGTTGGTAACTGTTTTTGTAACTGTTGAAAATCCTTATATTTTCTAATGGTATCTGTTGGTAACTGTTCAAGTGTAAATTCTTTATTATTTATTTTTTTTTCTTAATACAGAAGAATATAAAAAGTAAAAATATAGAGTATAGAAAGTAAACCGTTACCTGTTACCAACCGTTACCACTGAAATCAACTTGAATGATTTTATCTGTAATTTGTTGGTATTTTATGCCATTTTTTCGTTGTCCCCTTTTTCATGTTCAGTATATTTGGATAACTGAACAAGGTCGGATAAATCTTCAAGTGCTTTTGTTTTTCCCTTGTCATTTAACTGTATGAACAGTTCAACAAGTTCATATGCTTTTGAACCATAGCATTTTTCAATGAGGTTGCAGACCATTTCTTTTTGTTCCAGTTGCTTTCTGTCAACTTCCATTGGAACATCATGCCCCATAAGCCAAGCCACATTGACATTCAGGGCGGTTGCTAACTTATATAAAGCATCTTGCATTGGTTCATACTTTCCGTTTTTATACTGGCTGATTTGTGCTTTATCCAGTCCTGACCGTTCTGCTACATCGACTTGTCGCATATTTCTGATTTCCATTGCTTTAACAAATCTATTCCTGAATGTATCCGGCATAATGAACACCCCTTTCTTTTTAGTATTTAACCCCTATTATAAAGCAAAGTTAAGTGTTTTTCAATCTAACTTGAAAAAAAGTTAAGAAAACTTAAAAATAGTTGTTGACATTCCTATTGACTGATGATAAGATAGATACAAGTTAAGAGTTCTTAACTTACAGGGACAAGGAAAGTAGGAAGATGGGATAAAGGTTTTCACCGATTGCCCCATTGAACGCCCCGGTTGTGAAAAGGCGAACTGGTCAAAGAACCAATGTATTCAACACTTATGCGGGGAAACGAGATGACACAGCACCTTGTTCCAATCGTCAGGTCAGTCCCATCCACTGACCTGACATCAAAAAGAACCGTTGCAGCGGTTAAGAAGTGATAACTAAATCAAAAGGAATGAACAAAGCAGTTCTTTCAAAAAATTGTCTATTGTGTGTTGGTCAACAGGTTTTGGTGGTTTTTAAGGTGAAAATCACAGCGGTTTGAACAGTACCGTTCAAAAGGTTCAATGTTGTTCAACAGGTTTTCAGTTTTTAATGTGAAAGCTGATAAAGGCAAGACACCCCTGATTGCAATAAGGTGTGCTGACAATAGACAACTTTTTGAAGGAACTGTTGGAAAGGAAAAGACTATGACAATAAGTAAAATCTTTACAGAACTTGGATTGATAAAAGATGATACAGAAATTTGGGTTCGTGATGCTGATTTACATATTCTTGCACATGGTAACTGGTTTCAGGATGATGTACTTAAATATACAAATTGTGAAGTTGAATCTTTTACTTGGCAAGATGATAACAATTTTTATATTGATGTCAAGCAAGGGGTGGAATAATGAACAGCTTCATAAAAGATGCGGACTGTACGCCAAACACACCTGTTGTCTTGGGGATGCCGGAAACACCTATATACGGTAAAGGCATCAGGATAAAACCAAGAGTTCCGGGAAGAACAGACAGCGAACATTTTAAGAAAATATATTTGCCTGAATTGTTACCACTGGAAAATTATGATTTGATTGTGATACTTATTTCAGGCGGCAAGGATTCAGTTGCCTGTTATCTGAAATTACTTGAAATGGGTGTGCCAAAAGAAAAAATTGAATTATGGCATCACGATATAGACGGCGGGCATCCATCAAGAAGGATGGATTGGAAATGTACTCAAAACTATGTAAAAGCACTGGCAGATGCAGAAGGTGTCAAGTTGCGGGTATCATACCGGGTAAATGGTTTCTTTGGTGAATTATACCGTATAGGTGCATCTGAACCTATTGAATGGATTGACCCTGATACTGGGGAAATAAAGCAGTGCAAACTTTCAAGTAATTATCTGAAATGCAAAGAACTGAAAGAACAGGCAACAGAGGAAATGGAAGAACTTCTGAAACAATATGGTTACAGATGGAAATTTCCGGCAAAGACTGGTGATTTATCAAGACGATGGTGTTCAGCATATTTGAAAATATGTGTTGCTGATACAGTCATCAGTAATCTTGATAGGTTAGAAGAATTAGAAAAACTTGGTGGTAAAAGGCATAAGTTCCCGGCAAAAGGTGGGACACATTCAGGAAGATGGTGCAGCGGCAACTTAAAAGCGGCGGTTCAAGATAGTATTACCGCAAACATTGAAGAAACCAAATCAGATAAGAAAATTTTGATTGTGTCAGGTGAAAGGCGTGGGGAATCAGCGGGAAGGGCAAAATATAATGAAATAGAAGTTCACCGCACCAATGCAGAAGCAAAAGCACACAGAATAGTTCATCAATGGCGGGCGGTAATTGATTATTCAGAAAAAGATGTTTGGGAACTTCTGAAAAGGCACAATATAAACCCGCATCCATGTTACAGAATAGGGTGGAACAGGTGCAGTTGTGCGATGTGTATTTTTTCAACACCAAGACTATTTGCCGGATTCAAAGAATTATTTCCTGATGATTTTGCAGAACTAAGACACGATGAAGAAGTGCTTGGGTTCACACTGGATAATAAGAAAAATCTTGATGAATTTGTGGGTTGTGCAGAATCATGTGTTTGTTGGGATGACAAGGATGCAATTCATTCTATCCTGACTGGGGAATTTGGAATCAATGATATTTATGTTAAAAATTGGAATTATCCTGTTGGTGCATTTCATGGTGCTGACGGTGGTTCATGCTAAGAAAGGAAGGTGAAACAGGTGAAGAAAATAGTTGCTGCTTGGATTGAACAGATTCTTGAATTTGATGGAAAACTTGAATACATGGCATACATCGAAGGTCTGAAACAGAAGAAGTCAAAATTCAAAGAAATCAGTTCTGAACAGACAGAATCAGGCGTTGTAAAAGTCAGAATCAGGAAACAGTATAACAACAATGCATTTCCTGATGATGTGGAAG